CAAGAATTTGATATCTCAAGTGACATGCGATCAGCATTAGAATACCTAGGAGGCAAACATCGTTGTTATATAAATCCTGAGTCTACAATGTTCGAATGGATATTAGACTATGCTGAACTAACTGAAAGACTACCTGTTTATATCTATGATCCAAATGATGATCCAATGATACATAAAATATTAGATAAACGTTACAAGAAACACGAAGTGGTAAAATTCAATGATAAAGGACAAACAGATACTTTACATTACAGTCCTTTTAATGTTAAAATACTGTATGCAGTAAAGATTCCTGTATCCTGGAATACTACTCATACTAGTGTACCTTTAGTAATTACCACAGTAGAAATGATGTATGGCGGTAAGAAAATGGAACTGTTAAACCAAGCAGAAAAGATAGTTTACTTTTGCAACAAACTAAAAGAATATAATTAATGGCCAATGTTACGTTACTAATCAAAGATGAAGTTAATGTCAAGTTAGAAGGACTTGAGTTAAACGAGCGTAAAGAACTAACTAACAAATTCAAATTTGAAGTACCTGGTGCTAGATACATGCCAGCGGTTAGACTAGGTCGATGGGATGGTAAAGTTGGATTCTTTCAACTAGGTGGTTCAACTTATATTAACCTACTTCCAGAAATACTTCCTTATCTAGAAAGTCAAGGATATGGCGTTGATGTTGAAGACCTAAGAGAATACCAAACTCAGTTTACACTAGAACCTGTAGAAGAATCAAGTTACAGTCATGTCAAGTGGCCAGACAAACACCCAATGGCAGGTGAACCTATCATGTTACGTGATTATCAGGTTGAAGTTATTAATAAGTTTTTAGAACATCCCCAGAGTATACAAGAAATTGCTACAGGTGCAGGTAAAACTCTATGTACAGCAGTGCTGAGTCATAGATGTGAGGAACATGGCAGAACTATTGTTATTGTGCCAAACAAATCCTTGGTTACACAGACAGAAGCAGACTATATCAATATGGGGTTAGATGTTGGTGTGTACTTTGGTGACCGTAAAGAATTTGGACGTACACATACTATCTGTACTTGGCAGAGTCTAAACATTTTACTAAAAGGATCACGTAATCATGAAGTAGACATTACAATAGGTGAGTTCCTACAAGACGTAGTCTGTGTTATGGTAGATGAAGTACACATGGCCAAAGCAGATGCCTTAAAAACTTTATTAACTGGTGTTATGGCACATGTTCCTATACGTTGGGGACTGACTGGCACTATACCTAAAGAAGAATATGAGCGTATGAGCCTGTTATGTTCAATAGGATCTATAGAAGGTAAACTGTCAGCCAGTGAACTACAAGACCAAGGAGTTCTTGCAAACTGTCATGTTAATGTGCTACAATTAAAAGACTACACAGAATATAAAAACTATCAAGATGAACTACGCTATCTATTAGAAACAGAAGGAAGATTGGATTATATAAGTAATTTAATAAATCAAATAAAAGAATCAGGTAATACATTGGTGTTGGTTGATCGTATTGCCCCAGGTCAGGAACTAGTTAAACGTATTAAAGATGCAGTATTTGTATCAGGTGCAACCAAAGCAAAGGATAGGAAAGACGAATATGACGAAGTCGCAACTATGGATGGAAAGGTTATTGTCGCCACGTATGGTGTTGCCGCTGTTGGTATTAATATCCCTAGGATTTTTAATCTTGTTCTCATTGAGCCTGGCAAATCTTTTGTACGTGTTATTCAGTCAATTGGTAGAGGCATTAGAAAGGCTGAGGATAAAGATTTTGTGCAAATTTGGGATATAACATCAACCTGTAAGTTTGCCAAACGTCATTTGACAAAACGCAAACAATTTTATAAAGAAGCAAACTATCCATTTGTGGTAGAAAAAACGGAGTGGCAATGAAGGAACTAAGTTTACCTCCTTTGTCTAAAGAACTGTTAGATAGATTAAGTGAGTCTATCAGTAAACATCTTCATCTTTTTCCTAATAAAGGACTTGATGAATCATATAAAAACAGAAATATAGTAAGCATTAATTACGGTTACTTAAAAGATATAGACAGTGATATCAATGATGAACTTGAGAACATTTATTCTAAATATTTCAATGAGCCAATAGTGTTTGGTGCTGGTAGAATGAAAAATACAAATCCTGAGACTGTTGCTCAAGTTCAACCACATGTTGACGGTAAAGAAAAAAGATGGACTGCTATAAATTGTTATTTAAAACTAGGTGGAGATCAAGTACGTACAAATTTTTATACCACTGAGTTAACAGGTGCTAATAGTCTACCATACGAGGACGTTGTACTTGACGAATCTTATGTGTTAGATCAAAACAAATGGTATAGTTTTGACAGTCAGCAGTATCATGGAGTAGACAATGTCGAGACTGAAAGGTCTTTGGTATTAATTATGATTAACTATCCTAATTCAATGCCCTACGATGATTTTATTTTAAAATACAATAACTTAATAAAACAGGATGTAAAGTGAGAATACTAACGCTAGAAAATCAAGCATTTGAAATGAACGAAATACCTGACGAAGTAGATGACTTACGCTTTGGTATATTAGATAACAGTGATCCTAAAAATCCAGATTACTTTTTTATTCCTTTAATATTTTTAGAATCATTTAATGCACCTGCATTGGTACTGCGTATAGGTGAAGAAACAGTTAGAATGCCAGCAGATTGGCAAATACTAATAGGTGAAGCAGAGTTTGGTGATTTAGAAGTAATGCCATTGACATCAATCAATGACAGAGGATTTTCAGCATATACATTTAATCAACTGTCAAGTTTTAAACCCAAATTTCTGCCTATAGAAATAGTAGACATTTATCAAGATGTCAAATGGTATTTCCCAAAACTAAGACCAGGACAACTATTAAGTGTGCCTATATCTGAAGGTTTAGAACCTTTGTGTGCATATTTTGTTAAAGATATATCAAGACAAAGTGAAGTAGTGGACTATGGAAAAATCTTCTGAACCAGCATACATTTATGAATCACCTGACAAAGGTAGAACGGTGTTTAGACATGAGTTAGGTAAACCAGAAACTAAGGAGTTATACAAAGTGGGCGACGAATACTTAGATGATCATGAACAAATGGAAATAGACTTTGGTGAACATTATCAAAATCCATCCTATACAGAATGGACATGGTGGGACGATCAGACTGAATGGCAAGATATGAAAAAAGTTGCCAAGGACCATCCTGCTTTACAAGCGGCCATTGATCATGCTATAATGATATATAAGTTAAGTAAAGAAGAAAATAACGATGATGACGGAGTACCATTTTGAACCCAGGACAATTTAAACAAAAGAAAAAACGCAAGGTTGATCCAGATAGACCAAGACCTAATCTCTTTAGTCACGAAAAGAAACTAAAAGAGAATCAGGAAACAGTTGACGGTCTACGTGCAACAGTAGAAGATCAACGTAGACAAATTGAACGTTTGCAGAACAGACTCAATACACTAGAAAGTACAGTAAACATTATAGGTTACGCAATTAAACGCAGATGAAAATACTATGTTTAGGTAATAATACATCTGACACAGATGAAAAAGCCTCTCAATTGGCAATTGAATTAGGTACTGTAAATTTAGGGTTAATATCTACAGTGGACATTCAACCTCTTTTAGGATTGTATCATACTAGCATATATGATTTAAATCTAGCACAAATATTAGAACTAGTAGAAAAATTTGACAAACTTATATTATTAGATCAACCTATTAATCAATGGAGCCACCCCGAAGCGTTTTATTTAACAGTCAAAACTGCTGATCAGGCAGAATCTAAAATAACAGTTGAACGACAGATTGACGATACTAGCATACACTATTTTGAAAATTTAGTAGAACAAAATAAAAGTTTTTGTATTTTTCCCTTCATTGAATTAATGAATGATAATGGCTCAACTACGGTGTGCTGTAGATCTAAAACTCCAGTAACAAAACTAGAAAATCTAAAAGATTGGCAGACTGATACAGAATACAAAAAAATAAGAGATAACATGATAGCAGGCAAAATGATGCCTGAACATTGTGATCGTTGTTATAGATATGAACAACAAGGAATAAAAAGTGCTAGGCAACAAGAAACAGTAGAATGGGCAAATAAATTAGGTATAAAATCTATAGATGACTTGAAAAAATTTGAATCACCAGCATATTATGAAGTACGTCCTAGTAATGTTTGCAATTTAATGTGTCGGAGTTGTGGGCCACAGTGGAGTAATCTAATAGAAAAAGAACATAATACAATAGGCTGGCATGATTCTTCTATTAGATATAATTATACTAACTTTGATTTTGTAAAATTTGACAATCTTAAAAAATTATATGTGGCAGGTGGCGAACCCACAGCATCAACAGATTTATATAACTTCATGCAAAAATGTATCGATGAAAATAATACTGATTTTGAGTTTATTATTAATACCAACGCACACAAAATTAGTACACGATTTATTGAAATAGCCAATCAATTTTCAAATTTGCAATTTATCGTAAGTATTGATGGATTTGAACAAGTAAATGATTATGTAAGATGGTTAAGTCATTGGGGAACCACAATTAATAATGCTAAATTATTAGATAAAGAACATGTTATTTCTTTTAACGTTGTTGTCTCGATATATACCATAAGTCGATTAGATCAATTGTTAGAGTTTTTAGATAAAGAATTTGATAACCCTTTAGTTCATTGTGTGTTTGGGGAGTTTGGCGATGATATATTAAATCCTAATCTTTATCCTAACAAGAAATATATTTTAGAAAAACTAAAAAGTATCCAAACTTTTACATGTTACAAAAGAGATCAATTATTAAAAAGTTTCATTGACGGATTAATTATTGAGTATGATCAAAATAAAGAAACTGATTTGTTAAAATTACAGAAATTTTTTGAATATAATGATACCTTAGATAAATCAAGAGGTAGTCTTTTAAAAGATTACATACCAGAACTTGACCAGTTTAGAGAATTGTGTTATAGTAAAGTATGAGCGTAAATATAGACCCTTTATACATTGGTAATGAAATGGCGGCATTTGATCGTAAAGATCGTGCTTACTATGATAAATTCACTGATGAACAAAAGAAAAAGTTTTCAACATATCTAATGTTGAAGTATGGTGCTAACGTAGGTGGCAACAGTGATCTGCAGGCCTACTACTTAATGGCTACTAATGAACGTGTTAATAAACATTTCTTTGATATTAACAAGCATACTAAACTACAGTGGTTAACCTGCACCACAGTATCACCTGGTATGGGTAAGCAATATCACTATTGGCAAAAAGCAAAGAAAAAAGAGGGGGATAACAAAAGTCAAAAGTTTTTGGCTAAACTGTATCCTAATATGAAACAAGACGAAATAGATTTATTAGCGAAACTCAATGATAAACGAGATCTTAGAAACATGGCGAGAGAACTCGGATACGATGACAAGTCAATCAAAGCCGAACTATAACTGCAAGTATTGCGGAAAGTCGTATCGTAGAGAATCAACTCTAGCGGCTCACATGTGTGAGTCTAAACGCAGACAACAACAAGAAAAAGAAGTTGGAGTCCAACTTGGACTTCAGGCTTATCTACGCTTTTATGAAATGACACAGGGGTCTGCTAAAATGAAAACATACAAAGACTTTGCTGAATCACCTTACTATAATGCCTTTGTTAAGTTTGGTAGACACTGTGTTGGTATCAGAGCAGTAAACACCAAAGCGTTTATTGAATGGGTTATTAAAGAAAATAAAAAATTAGATCATTGGTGCAAAGAAGCAGTATACGCAGAATATCTTGCAACATATATTCGCAAAGAAGCAGTACAAGATGCACTAGAACGTGCTTTAACTGAAATGCAGGAGTATGCAGATGAAACAAAATCTCTGGCTGGATTTCATGATTACTTTAGGTTTGGTTCCTCTAATCGTATTATACATCATATTACTAATGGTAGGATTAGTCCTTGGATCGTTTTTAATTGTGATAGTGGCATTGAGTTTCTTGATAGACTTAACGAAGAACAAATTGCTATGTTAATGCCACACATAGACCCAGAGTATTGGCAACGCAAATTTAAAGATTATCTAGCAGATACTGAATGGTTAAAAATAATATTAAAAGAAGCAGGACTATGACAGTAAAGTTTAAATCAGACATTGACATTGACTTTGCAGATAGAGAACAGGTATTAGACATACTTGATCTAACTCCAGCCAGTATCATACGCAAAGGCGAAATAGTCAAACACAATACTGGCGTTTATGCCACTGCTATACCTACAGATCCTTTCACAGGATGGGCCAGCATTGACTACGAAGCCGCAGAAGATAGAGGTTATACCAAACTTGATTTACTTAATGTAAATGTCTACAAAGGTGTTAGGGATGAAGAACACCTAGTCAAACTTATGCGTGAACCAGATTGGACTAAACTACGTGATAGAACTGTGTGTGAACAGTTGATACACATTAACAATCACTATGACACTATGTTGAAGATGCCAGAACCCGTAGATTCAATTCCAAGATTGGCCATGTTCTTGAGTGTGATACGTCCAGCAAAAAGATCATTGATAGGTAAGTCATGGAAGGAAGTTGCAGAAACAGTTTGGCAGAAACCTACAGATGAAACCTATTACTTTAAACAGGCTCATGCCATTTCCTATGCACAGTTAGTTGTTGTTAATTTGAATTTACTTTGCGAACAAGAGTTATTGAACGACGCTTAGAACGTTTTGCAGATATTTCTTTTAGACTGACATGAGGTCCATGCAGTATATCAACGTCCTTAGAATTAAATGTTTTTAATACAGCCTTAAATGGTAACCACTCTTCTTTAAGAAAAACATTGATTGGAATTATTCTATTTGATTCCCACCACCATGTTTCTGCTCTACTTAAAAATTCAGACTTTTCTTCTCTAGTTTTTAATAAAGCAAAGTCATAAATTGTAGTAATGATCTCGTCTGAGTTTTGTATGATGCCAATGTATTCATTGCCGCCATAGGTGAGATAACTTAAAAAAGGATATTGATCTAGTAGTTTCTTGACTGCTTCTTCCATAGGTTTACGATAAATATTACAAAAGGATCACCAATGACAATAGTCACCAGTTTCAATAGTTATTTATATAGTAATAAAATTGAAGTTCAACTTTTGGACGATGATCCTACGATTAAAACAAGGAATAGAAAAGTGTACACACGACCAATAAAAGTTTATAAAGGTGTTGATAATGTTATCACACTTAATTTTAAGAACAATGATCAGAAGCCAGCAGATATTGCAGGGTTAAGTTTTACATTTTCTATCAAAAGTGATGATGCAACCACAGCCAATGTTTGGTACAGTACTGCCACAATATCAAACGTGTCAGCCGCAATTGGTTCAGTGACTTTGGATACTGCTAATGTTGCTAATCTAACTCAAGAGTATTATAATTATACTATAACTTACAATAGTGGCAACTTGAAACTGCCTACTTATGTAGATGATAATTTTGGTGCTTCTGGACAACTACACGTGGTTTCAAGCGTATAATTCTTTGACTTTTTCTAGTAATGAGCATATAATAATAGTATGCTGAATACTGTTCAAGACTTTGTAAAAACAATACTTCCAAGTAAAAA